AGTCATAGTTCTTGCATCAAGAACCTTACCACCAACAGTTACAGTTGGTATAGTTTCTTTAGAACCTGGCACCATTGCTTCTTTAGTGTCTGCGTTATATACAACACCAGCTTGTGTAAAAGTTTCAATTTGTTTATATTCACTTTCAATTGAATTTAATATAATATCTTTTTCTTCTTGAGTTTTAATTAAAAATGTAGGATCATTCATTAATGTAGTAATTCTTGCTTCTTTTGCTGAACTAAATTTTTGCATAGATTCATTTCTATCTAAAAATATAGCAAAACCTGCTTTAGTAGGCGTGTCAGTTGTGTTTAAATAATTTCGATATTGTGGTGTTAATGTTGCATCTTTACCATTAGCTGCAAGATAAGCTAAAAATTCTTCACCTGTAGGAGTGTCATCTGTTCTTTTGTATTCAGCATAAGATGCTGGAACTTGTCCTGGATTTATAAGATCAAAATATTCTTGTTGTTTATCTTCTGGCAAATTTTTACCATATTCATAATTTTGAATTTTGTCAGTTTTGCCTTTAGGTGCAGGCATGTTTTTAATATGCTCTTGCATTAATTGAGCTTCAGCAGGAAACCCATTAGCCATTAACTCATTCATGGCTTTTGTAAAGTCATCCCTAGTGGTAGCAGATTGGTATTTATCTCTAATTTGTAAAAGTAATTTTTGTTGAGATTCTGCTGCTTTTGCTGCTATTACCGCAGGCTCTTCAATACCAAACATTTGATTAACGCCTTGTTTGGCTCTAGCCATTCCTAAAGCTGCACCATATTGCGTAGCTTGTTCAGCAGGCACATCAATTGCTGCCATAGCTTCTGCTTGTCTTGCTTGTGCTAATACATTGTCATATAAACCCATAATTTCTCCTAACTAAAAAAAGAACCAACTGCTGTACCAAACATACTGCCAACAGGCCCAGCAATTGCTCCTCCTGCTATTCCTAAAATATCGGCTATACCACTACCTGTTTTTTGTTTTGTAGCTGCTTGATTTGTATACGCAGCAGCTAAACCATCTGACTGAGGAACATCAACGCCTAAATTAGTAGCGCTTGTGTTTTGGTTTATAACACCTGTATTAGTATTATTAAGAGCAGTTATAGCACTTTGATACCTAGAATTTTCTGAATTAGCAATCTCTTGTCCAGTAAGCAAACTTTTCATTCTTTCATCGCTCATAGCCATCATTTGGCTTTGTGCTAATTCGCCAACCATAGCATTACCACCAGATGAATTAATCATACCCCTAGCCCGTAAACGCTCATCTAATTCATTTTGTTGATTGGCTATAAATTTTTCTCTGTTTGGAGTGTTGTAATCATACAATGTTTCTGCTAATTGATACGGATCAGAAGTTTCGTAATTATTTGTTTGGTTGTACAAACCAGTTAACATATTTTGAAACTGTTCGTTTCCTTTAAAATCTAAAGTTTTTGTATCAGCATTAAAATTTGTGTCACCATAAACACCGCCAGTTATATTGCCAGCTTGAGCAGCATCTACAGCATCTTGATAATCTTTTCTTAATTGCTCTATTCTATCTTCTGCTAATCCTTCGTTGTATTTAGCTTCGCCTAATCCAAGCAATTGTCCAAAACCCCCTTCAAGCATATTGCCTCCTGGTCTAGGCATAGCATTATATTTTTGTCCGCTTAAATTTGTACCACCACCAATTGATCTACCGTATTTACCTCTCGCCATGTCTAATCTCCTGTCCTGTTAATTAACCTGTTCGTTTCCACATATATACTGTGATATATGGTTGTATGTTGTTGTGTGCAGCTCCGCCACCAGTAGCACCTGTAGTTGAAGTAACTCTATCTTTTATTGTGTGTCCAATATCGTCAAGACTTACATTTGTATTTCCAGTATTATCTGCAAATTGGTGTGTGTGAGAAGGTAATTCATTAACACTTAATGTGTGTGTTTCAGCACCACCTGTTTCATTAAGGCCATCAAATGTACCGCTAGAATGGACACCTACCATTACTCTACCGCCACCATAAGCTGCCCAAGTTCCAAATCCAAGAAGTGTTGCTGGGTTAGTAGCTACTGCTGCATTAAAGTAAATAGAACCAACTGGATATACTAAAGCGTTAATAATTGCTGCTGTTACTTGAACTTGTGCATCATTAGCAGTTTTAACAAAAGCTGTTGAAGCTAATTGTGTTGTGTTTGTTCCAGCATTAGCTGTTGTGGCACTAAAGGCTTCTGAAGCATTACCGTTAATATCTGCTTTGGTGTTTACTGCTGTTCGTACTGCTGAAAACTCTGTATTAAAGTCTCCACCAGATATTACTTTATTTGCATCAGAGTCAGCCAAAGCATCTTTGCCAGACCATGCAACTGCAATAGTATAATTACTCATCGTATTTTTCCTTGTTTATGAAGAAGTGTTAAGTCTTGTAACGAAGCATCAAACCCATTGGATGTAATGTCTATTTCTATTTTTAGATTTTTAGCCGAACCTGTAAGCGGTGTTTTATATTCATGCAATCCAAATACAGGTTTAAATGTAGATGAACTAGGATGGGTTGCTGCAACATGAGTATGGGTAACTGATGTTGCTCCATATAAAGAACTAGAAGCACCCCATAATGAAGTTGATCCTGTGGTTACTGGATTTAAAGTAATCTGCGTTGTATTGCTTGGCGTAGGACTAAAGTCTTTATACCACTTTAAACCTAAGTTAGCACCAGAGCCACCTTCAAGAACTAAGAACAATCGTTTTAATAAAGAAGCTGATACTGACTGTCCTAAATTAACCCAAGTTGTTGCAATACTGCTTGTGTATGGTGCATTAGTAACTGTTGTGCCGTTAGCTGCTAAATCTGCATCATAATAGCCATCGTAAGTAGCAATGCTGCCATCTTTTTGTCCAATTAATAAACCATATAAAACGGTATAAGCCAAACTAGCTGGCTCTCTGTCTAAATTAAAAGTCCAGGTTGTAATTCGTGGGGCGTTATTAGGCGTGAAATGTTTGAAGTCAAATACATAAGTAATGTTAGAGCTTGGAAAAGACAAAATATAGATGCCTTCGTTTTCAACATACACGCTTTTAACATTAGCGCTTTGACCTATGTTTCTAATTAAAGTGTCTTTAATATTAACTGAGTAATCTTGTAAAGGCAGTTTATCTTTTTCAGTAGTACGACCTAAAGATCGCAACCCTGTACTTGATAAAAATACTAAATCTTCACCAATGTGCTGAACTGAATCTCTACTAACGCAGCCAATACCTTGTATAACTTCATTGAGAGCGATGCTTCCAATAATAGCTGGACTGTCATAGATTGCAATATTGTTTTCACCAAAGATAACTAATTTACCAAAAAAAGGTTCTATAGCAACAATGTCATCTGTACCCCATACAGACTTTAAATCAATAAAGCCACCGCCAACCCAATCATCACCATCTAATAAATTTGAGTAGAATAAAACATCTTTTTGCTCTGCAACTCCGCCTACCCAAAGACGACCATAAAAACCAGTTCCGCAGCTAGGTTTAAACTCACCATTAGATACTGTAGTAGGATCAGAAAATGTTGCAACAGCGACATCATCATTATGTGTTGCTGCACTTGAAGAACCTACACCTCTAGTTAATCCTACAAATGTTGTGGCTGTAATACTTGTATAAGAAAGAACTTCGCTTTCAATAATTATTTTTCCTTCTGGTGGAAAGCCTACTGTACTGTCGACAATTATTGTAGTAGCACTATTAGTTATATTACTAGCGTTGTTAATAGCAGTCGTATTGTAATGTTGTGACCAACGCTCTCCAGTATCAGCAGCACCATCATATCGCTGCGGTATGGTGTTAGCATGAAGGCAATGCAATCTTCTATTAAAGTTAATAAATTGCCAATCACCTGTTGTATTGGCGACAGTTCTTTTTACATTTGCACCGCTACTAGGAAATGCAGCATCGGTATCAGTAAAATCTACTGTGTATATGGAAGTGCCATGACTAGCAAATATCTTGTTAGTACCTTGATCATTGTGCTCTATAAGTGAGCCTATTGGAGCGCCACTAGGAGCAATTTTTTGTTTAAAGCCTTTTCTAAATGCAATACGCCCAGACTCTCTAATAACAACATTCTCAGCTTTCGTTAAAAATGATGTGTCTAAAGTCGCAGGGTTACTTTGCGTATTAAGACCGTTAAGTCCTATTTCAGTTAAAGGTTGATATGATAATTGCTTACTCATTATTCAACATACCATTGAGTTTCGTATTGTGTGTTGCCACTATCGAGCATAATTGCTTGTTTAAGTGCTTGCATTGCTTCTTCAGCAACAATAGTAGTTTGTGTTCCGCCATCTTCACCACGCTCTGAAATTGCTCTTGCCCAAGCTCCAAGAACCACAGGTTTTTGTGGAACTTTAATAACTGTAGTTGATGCTGTTAATTCATCTTGCGCTTTTACAATATCAAACGAAATAGTTTGAGAAGCAATAGGAACTGGAGATAAGTCTATTTTTAAATTGTTTGAGCTATCTGCGCCATTAAAACCATAATATAGAGGTTCACCAGTAGGGTCTGTGGGGTACTTTCTTTTGTTAAGGAACTCACGGCTTACCTGGACTAATCCAGTACCAGTAGAGTTGTTTATAGAATCTATAACTTTTAACTCTTGACCCGAAGATAAGTTGTAGTTTTTAGTGCCACTTACAGTAGAGATATTAACAGTTTGTCTAAGAACCAACCAATCATGGAAATTTTCTACAGTTCGCTTTGAATCATTAATCATAGCACCAACTACTTTTTGGTATTCAGTTACCGTAGTGCTGTCGTTAATGTTGCCAGACCAATCAGTAAGAATTGTATCTTCTCTTAACCTTATTAATACTTCGTTAATTAATTCTCTATAAGTCATTTATTTCCCCTTTGCAAGTTGAGCGCCAAA